GGGGTGGGAGGCTTACCTGCTGGACCCGCAACCTTCAACGCCCTTCAGAGTCTACGCTGGACACACGCCAGTGTGCTACGTGTTCCCTGACGAAGAAACCTTTAACTCAGTGGTGACCAAATGAACACTTTTGCTTCCGTTTTCGTTCCCGCCGCCGACCAATCGGCTGCACAGGCTGACATGGGCGACGGCTTCTTCACCGCTGCGCTGTCGGCTGATGGGTCTGAGCCTGCAACCTATTACTGGTCGTCTGGCTACTTTGAGTCGTCTGAGCTTGATCACATTGTGAACGAAGCGACTTGGGCGCATACGGTCAAGTTTGACGATGTAAACACCGCATTAGCGGCGATGGGCTTACAGCCGGTGCAGAGTCCAGAATGATCAAAGAAGCCCGCCACATTGTCCGGTGGTTCCTGAGCTGGCGGGGCTATGGCGGCATTACGCTGCCGCCGCTAGGCATTTACATCTTGCGTGAGCGGATGCGTGAGGACAAACTCGTTCGCCACGAGCAAGCGCACTGGGCGCAGTATGTCCGCATGGGCGCGGTGAAGTTCTACACTAAGTATATCTGGCTGCTCATGCGCCACGGGTATCAGAACCACCCGATGGAGATTGAAGCTCGTGGACATGAATAATAAGTTGTGTTATTTTTAAAACGTACTGGCCCGTTTGACCAGGGAATCAAGAGATTCACATGACTGAAGAAGTTATTCCTGAAGTACCAGTAGCGGAAATTCCACCGGAAGACACCGCGCCAGAACAGTTGCCTACGGCGGCGCCTGAGTCTGACGAACCAAAGCCGGAAACGAAAGCGTTTACCCAGGAAGAGGTAGATGCCATCGTTAGTAAACGTCTCGCAAGAGAACAGCGCAAATGGGAACGCGAACGTCAAGCACAACCATCAGCGCCTCGTGAAGTTCCTCCTGTCGAGCAGTTTGAAACGCCTGAAGCTTATGCGGAAGCATTAGCGGTTAAGAAGGCTGAAGAACTGGTTCAACAGCGAGAAATGCAGCGACAGCGAGCGGAGATTGAAGAGGCTTATCACGACCGCGAAGACGAAGCGCGTAGTAAGTATGATGACTTTGAACAAGTTGCATACAACCCGCGACTTCCCATCACGGAGTTAATGGCCGCGACAATCCGAGCGTCTGATGTTGGACCTGACATTGCCTATTACCTTGGGTCTAACCCAAAAGAGGCAGAACGTATTGCTCGTTTAGCGCCAATCTTGCAGGCAAAGGAAATCGGAAAAGTAGAAGCTAAGCTGGCTACTAATCCGCCGACCAAAAAGGTGTCCAATGCGCCGTCTCCGATTGCGCCTGTCACTTCTCGTTCTTCAGGGTCAGCGTCTTATGAAACGACTGACCCACGATCCATTAAGACAATGAGTACGTCAGAGTGGATTGAAGCGGAACGCCAGCGACAGATCCGTAAATATGAGCAGCGCAACCGCTAACTTAATTTGAAGGAAAGTCATCGTGGCTAACTCGCTTCTTACCATTGACATGATCACTAGGAAAGCCCTAGAGATCCTTGAAAACAACCTGGTGCTGACCCGTAACGTTAACCGTCAATATGACGATAGCTTTGCGGTTGAAGGCGCTAAGATCGGTTCGACTCTGCGCATTCGTCTTCCGGACCGTGCGCTGGTGTCGGATGGCGCTACGCTAACCGTTCAGGACGACAACGAGCAATACACGACGCTGAGCGTTGCTTCGCAAAAGCACATTGGTGTTCAGTTCACTTCTCAAGAACTGACCATGCAATTGGACGATTTTGCGGACCGCGTTCTGAAGCCGCGTATTTCGCAACTGGCTGCATCTATTGATGCTGACGTTGCTAACGCTTATAAGTCTGTCTACGCATCGGTTGGCACCCCCGGTACGACTCCGGCTACTTCGCTGGTTCTGCTGCAAGCTCAGCAGAAACTGAACGAAGCTGCTGCTGGTATGTCGCCCCGGTATGCAACGGTTAACCCCGCTGCAAATGCTGGCCTGGTTGAAGGCTTGAAAGGTCTGTTTAACCCGACTTCTACGATCAGCCGTCAGTTTAAGAGCGGTTTGATGGGCGAAGGTGTTCTCGGGTACGACGAGATCAACATGAGCCAGTCGATCAAGGTCCACACCTGCGGCACTCGTGCTGCAACCGGCGACCTCGTTAACGGCACGATCAGCACGCAAGGCGCGACCACCATCAGCATTGATGGCGACTCGGGTTCTGCTACTGTGACGGTCGGAGACGTGTTCACCGTGGCTGGCGTGTATGCGGTTAACCCGCAGACTCGTGAGTCCACTGGTGCGCTGCAGCAGTTCACTGTGACGGCTGTGAACACCGCTTCGGGCGGCGCGTTCACCAACATCGCAGTGTCGCCTGCCATGTACACGTCGGCTCACGCACTGGCAACCATCGATGCTTTCCCGCAAGATGGCGCTGCTGTGACGTTTGTCGGCGCACCCTCGACTTCGTATCCGCAAAATCTCGTCTATCACAAAGACGCGATCACTTTCGCAACGGCTGACCTGCTGCTGCCGCAAGGTGTGGATATGGCGTCCCGCGCAGTTCACAACGGCATCAGCCTGCGTGTTGTGCGTCAGTACGACATCAACAACGACCGTATGCCGTGTCGTATTGATGTGCTGTATGGCTACGGGGTAATTCGTCCGCAGATGGCTTGCCGTATGTGGGGCTAATGCAGGCTTACGTCCGCGTTGAGGGGGCTTCGGCCCCCTCTTTTATAGGATTGTCATGGTTATCTATTTGAAACACCCCATTCACGGCGCAAAAGTTGCTACTATGGAGGCTGAAGCCGAGCAAGACGAGCAAAATGGATGGCTGCGTTTTGATCCGGCGTCTCCAGCGCCTGTGCTAGAAAACGCATTACAGCCAACTCGCCGTGGGCGCCCTCGTAAAGTTGTAGAGGAAAGTTAATGGCTACTACCGCTCAAGATCAGATTTATGGCGCACTTCGTCTCTTGGGCGTATTAGCCGAAGGCGAAACACCCTCGACTCATACAACAGATGACGCTCTTTCGGCGCTCAATCAGATGATTGACTCGTGGAGTACCGAGCGGTTGGCTGTCTATACTACGCAAGACCAGACCTTTACTTGGCCCGCGTCTTCAGCAAGTCGTACTCTTGGTCCGACCGGCAACTTTGTTGGTAATCGACCCATTGAGCTTGATGACGCCACCTACTTTCGCGACCCATCAACTAACGTTGCGTTTGGCGTCAAGATCATCAACCAGCAGCAATACAACGGTATTGCGGTCAAGACCGTCACAAGTTCTTACCCGCAAGTCTTGTGGGCTAATCCGACCTACCCCGACACTACGCTTACGATTTACCCTGTACCAACTAAAGACCTTGAGTGGCATTTTGTTAGCGTTTTAGCGCTTTCACAGCCTGCCACGCTTGGCACCACGCTAGTGTTTCCACCAGGCTATCTTCGTGCGTTTCGCTACAACTTAGCCTGTGAACTTGCGCCTGAGTTTGGTGTAGAACCTTCAGCAACAGTTCAGCGTATTGCTATGTATAGCAAGCGGAACTTAAAGCGTATCAATAGCTCAGATGACAAGATGTCAATGCCGTACAGCATCATTGCTACACGGCAGCGGTTTAACATCTACGCAGGCAACTTCTGATGGCTAACGCCCAATCTTTGATCAAGACGCCCATCCTTGGCGGGGCGTACACGGCTCGCAGCGTTAACGCTGCCGATAACCGTATGGTCAACCTGTTTCCCGAGATTGTTCCTGACGGGGGCAAAGAGGCTGCGTTTTTGCAGCGTGCGCCAGGTCTTAGACGTTTGACGACCGTAGGGACAGGTCCGATTCGCGGCATGATTGCCATCAACGACTATTCGTACGTGGTGTCAGGCAGCAAGATCTATAAGATGGACTCAGACTGGTCTGCTGTTGAACTCGGCTCAGTCGGTGGGTCCGGCCCCGTGTCAATGGCTGAGAACGGGTTGCAGATCTTTGTGGCTTGCAACCCCACTGCGTATATCATAACTTTGGCAGACGATTCTGTGACGCAGATCACAGATGTAGACTTTCCTGGCGCTCAACAGGTCACGTTTATCGACGGGTACTTTATCTTTAACGAGCCTCAAACGCAGCGCTTTTGGATCACGACTCTGTACGACGGGCTGCAGATTGACCCACTAGAGTTTGCTAGTGCTGAAGGGTCGCCAGATCGCCTTATCTCACTCACATCCAATCACAACGAGCTATGGCTGTTTGGGGCAAATTCTATTGAAGTCTGGTATGACGCTGGGCTTATAGATTTCCCCTTTACTCGCATTCAAGGGGCGTTTAACGAGCTTGGGTGCGCGGCTGCGTACAGCGTTGCCAAAATGGACAACAGCATCTTCTGGGTCGGCGGCGATTCTAGGGGGCGCGGGATTGTTTACAGGGCCAAAGGTTACGCAGGCGAACGCATTTCTACGCACGCAGTTGAGTGGCAGATTCAGCAGTACAACGACATCAGCGATGCAATTGCGTACACTTACCAGCAAGACGGGCATTCGTTTTACGTGCTGACGTTTCCGTCTGCTAACAAGACTTGGGTGTACGACGCTGCAACTAACGTGTGGCATGAGCGGGCGTACTTGAACAGCGGGACGTTGATTCGGCACCGAAGCAACTGCCAAATGTCGTTTGCTAACGAGATTGTCGTTGGCGACTATGCAGACGGACGCGTCTACGCTTTTGACCAAGACTATTACAGTGATGACGGCAACCCGCAAAAATGGCTGCGCTCATGGCGGGCGCTTAAGCCAGGCGAAAACAACCTGAATCGCACCGCGCATTTTGCACTTCAAGTTGACATGGAGACTGGCGCAGGAGTGGTGGCGTAATGGCTATCTATCGCGCCATGCCGACTTCATTTAAGGTGGAGCTGCTGCAAGGCGTTCATAATCTGACTGCCGATACGCTCATGTTAGCTTTGTACACCAACATGGCGTCTTTAGGGGCGGGTACAACTGCGTATACGACTGAAGGCGAAGTTGTTGGCACTGGGTATACGGCGGGCGGCAAACCGCTAACCAACGTCATTGTCACGTACACGGGGACAACGGCGTACATGGACTGCGATAACGTGGCTTGGCCCGG